CTTAGCCTCTTCATACTGCATTGCTTTGTTCATTCCGAAGGTAGCAGGCTCCCACATGTCAAATCGGCATTTACGCCCCTTTATCGTCCGAATAAAGCCATATTTTGAGGCAGAGCTAGACACTTCTGTAGCTAATTTCTTAACAAAAGGAACCCTTTCTCCATATTGTCTTAAAAGAGCTTCTGCCCTGTCTTTTGATATTCCTAGTTCCTTACCTAATTTATTTTTACCCATACCATAGAATAAACCTAAGTTAATAGTTTTGGCCTGAGATCTTGTAATACCTGCCATATCTGCAACTATTTGATGAAAATCAGCAGCTTCATTTTTGTAAGCTTCTATAAACTCTGCTGCACCCTCAAATGTTTCATTCACTGATGCAGCATAGTGTGCAACAAGCCTAGGCTCTTGTTGTGAGTAGTCAAAACTACCCCATTGCCTGCCTTCTTCAGGTAGGAACAATCCTCTAATTTTATCGCCATATTCTTTGTTTCTTGCTGGAATTTGTTGTAAGTTCGGATTTGAATATGAAAGTCTACCAGATACAGTTCCACCTTGATCAGATCTCAACTGATTTATTTCAGAGTGTATTCTCCCTTTATAAACATAACGTTGGATTGAATCTATAAATGTTGAATGGAATTTATTTATTTCTCTTGCTTCTCTTATTAGTTGCGCTATCGGGTTATCACAATTTACTAACCAGTTTTGGGTAAAACTTGGTTCGTCAGTTTTCGCTGTCCGTGGATATTCAACCCCTATTCTATCAAACACTTGAGCAACGCTTCTTGCAGCCCATATATCAACATTCAAAGTAGTTTCTTTTTTTATCTTTTGTAATACTTGTCCTTCTTTTTTTTTAAATTCTTTTTTGAGTTCAGCTGCTCTTTCCTCATCAACTCTTATTCCTCTTCTTCTTGTTTCAATTAATATAGGCAGCAGGTCCATTTCTAACTCCCAAACATCATGTAAACTTTGTTTAGTTATTTCTGATTTAAGTCTTTCCCATAATCTTAAAGTTAAGCCTGCATCTTGCTCTGCATAAAATCCAACATAGCCCGCAGGAAGTCTCCATAAGTCTGCTTTCGGGTCTATTCCCCATTCTTTTGCTTTTTCATTTAAGAATGTTTCATTTTTTATTTCACCCAGATAATCTTTAGCACAAGCATTTAAACTAAAACTAAATCTATTTTCATTTATGATTGCCGCTGCAATCATTGTATCTACAATTTTTCCTTTAATATCAAAGCCATTTACTAATAACCAACCAACATCATAACTAGCATTATGAAATATTTTAGTTGCTGGTAAATTTAAAACATCTTGCATCCATGCGCAGGTTATTCCCTCGTCCATATTTCCACCTGCATCGTGATGTATTGGAAAATACCATTGTCGACCAAGAGCTGCTACTGCAAATCCTACAATGTGGCCATCAAATGTTGCCCAACCAGCACCTTTCGTTTTAATGTTTGGATCTTTAGTTTCTAAATCAATAGCAATTTCTTTTGCTTGAGATAGATCTGGGTATTCAGAAGGACAAATCCAATCAGAATCATTATAAATAAAATTAAGTTGATGAGTCATTACTAATTAATGTTCTTATGATTGTTGTTCCTGGGTTTAGGTCGTAATCTTTCATGCATCCTGATAAACTTACTGACAGCACAAGGACCACAATAATAAATTTTATTTTCAATAAATACTGCATTACTTTTACACTTTGAACATTTAAATTTCTTCATTGTTCCAAAAAATTAACATTAAAACTATTAATCCAAAAATAGCAACAATTAATAAGATAGATGCAAATAAATTCACTTTTTAATGCTTTTTAATCTTTTGATTTCTAAATCACAATAATGTTTTATTTTTTCTAAATCTTCAATTTTATTTTTAAACAAATACCTGCAAACGTATTTTACAACGTTGCCTTGAAAGAACGATAATTTGTTTCTTGATATAAATTCATAAGGCTGAATGTCAAAAAATTTATAGTGAGATCCTCCAATTTGTTTACCTTCTGGAAAAGCTTCATCAAACATATCTTTACTTGTCATATTTTTAATCCTTTTAATATTCCTAATTTTTCTTGTGCTGTTGAAATTTTTTCAATTAATTTATCTACTTCATCTAAATGCTGCGGATGTTCTCCTATACCAACAGATTTTTCTAAGTAAATTTTTATTGTTGCTTCAGCTTCAGATATTTGTGCAATATACCTATCCTCTAAAGCGTCTAATATTAAGTCTCTAAACATAGTTTGCCTCATAAAGTTTAAAATACTTTCCTAATGGAAAGTTGTATTGATGGTTTGTACCTAACAAATGTAAAGTTTGTTTAGATCTGGTAACTCCTGTGTACCAAACTCTTAACTCTTTTACCTTATCTGTTAAATTCTTTTTGTCATAATGTGATGGAAAATTACATTTACTAGCTAAAACAACATTATCAGCTTCTCCACCTTTT